TTCGTTCCAGTAGATCATTACGACTCAACACCATGCCTTGTGCTGTTTGCATGGCTTCACCGGTCCCAGCATCTGCGGCCTTGGCGTCTAACACTTGTTGTTGTTGATCCAGACGCATCTTCTTCATCTGCAGGTCAATCATCTTGAGTTTTTTGTCCAGTTTAGCTGTTTTTGCTGTGATAGCATGTCCCAACATGTTGCTGGCTACTGAGAATATTTCGCTGGCAAATCTTGAATCAACTTGCATGCCAAGGTCCATTAGGTCTTTGTAGCTGTCCTGGGCCAGCTCTGCAAGTCCGTCCATTTCCTGATCACTGCTTTCAAGCCCACGCACGCCGGGCAAAGCAGCATCTACTTTGTCTATGGTAGCATCTAAATTTTGTAGTTGGGTTCGTAGGTCTTGTGCGGCAGGGGTACCAGCATCTGCCTCAGGGGCATCTTCTGCAGGGGGTAATTCAAACAATTCCTCTAATTTTCTAGTCATGCCCTATTTATGGGTCAAGACTTACCGTTGTGAAACATATCGTTCTCGGTGATGACTCTAAAAGTCAAGCCGTTGTTTCTGGCCCACTTGGTCGCCGCGTCCCATTTGGCATAATTGATTGCTACTATAGCACGATCCTTGTTGCTCATTTTAGACTCAATCACACTCTGCTTTTTGGGTTTGATTTCAATCAACTCAGCTTTGACAGTGTTGTTGCGAGTCTTGTAAGTGATCAAGAAGTCTGGAATGTACTGTGTCATCTTGCCTGTGAGTGGATGACGATAAGGAATAGCAATGCTTTCACTGGCCCACTGCAACACATTGTCATTGGTGTCGCAAAACTTCATAAAGCTCAGTTCCCAACCAGATCTATAACGCGGTGTGCCGTTGCCCACATATTTGGCACGGTTGATCACTGTGTAAGGACCCTGTGCCCAGTGACTCATAGCAACACGTTTCTAGCCTGATAAAAGTTTGGCACCACTGCCACGCCCACACCCAACAGTGTGGCTCGACTACGGATACTGTTAAGATAGTATGCCAAGCTGGCACTGAGATTTGTCCCATTGAGTCCTTGAAATTCTTTCAACAGAGTTAGTGGGGAGATGCCGGTAGTTTCGGCCACTCTAAACAAACTCACTGTGAAGTTGCCGGCAGCTTGCTTCGAAGTCATTGCACTTAAAAAATAACTGTGAACAACGTCATACTCTGCAGCAGGCACATTGACATCATAGTCGTAGAACTGGTCATACACTCTGGCAGTCAGGTCTATGTTGGGATTGGTATAATTTACAGTGCTCATCGTCTTGTATTTAATAACCTATTGGTCTCAGCTTGTGTTTGATTTGTGCCAGTGTTGTTTCTGTTGAATGTTTGTGTGGGGAATAGCCATCCATCTGCTCGATTGGTCACTGCTCTAGTGGCAGCAGGCAGCCCTTGAATCAATGTATTTGTTCCTAATGCAGTGGCCTCGCTTTTGGTAATGGCAGCAAGATTTTTGCCTTTGAATGTTTGATTGAGTCGACCGGCTTTTTGTGCAGCGCCAATCAAGCCCAATACACTGCCACTTTGCAGGTCGCCAATGATGCCCGCACCTGTTTCCAACAAGCCGCCTTGACCAAATACTGTGGCATTGGCACCTGGTCTAGCAATTGGACTGACTGTTTTGTCATAGTGTGCATCTGTGGCAAAACCTTGTACGTTAGGGTCACCCCCTGGTTGTGCTCGACCTACCGCACCCGAGTAGTATTTCACAGTTTCGTAAGCAATAGTCATTGAATTTTGCATGATACCAGCGCCTTGTGTATAATCATATTGATCATGGCTCCAGTTGGTGATTAAAGGATTGATCAACACATACTCTGCAAACTTGCGTTGATCCATGCCGTAGATTCTAATGTCACGAAAGAATGGCGGTTTGCCACTGGCACTACTGGTGCCATCATTAAAACTTTCGCCGATGTATCCCCAGTCGTTGACGTTGCCTATGCGTTGCACAGCATAAATGTCACGATCATTGTATCCAAACCCAGCTTGACGGTTGGCACTGTCCCCGTTGTTGCCATTGGTATTGTTTGGATCAAGATATCGTTGTGTGGGATCCTTGTAGTAGTAACTCATGTAGTAGTACCACATCTTGCGAATCAAGTCATCGCTGGTGTCATGAAACGTCAAGTTCACTGGCTCATAGTTGATTTTCTTTTGTATGATACGTTTACGGTTGTATTGATTCAGTGTTTCAGTATCAATAGTGTACTTGGGCAAATCCACAGTCTTCACTGCCAAGCTGAGATTTGCTATGTCATCATTGCCCATGGCACCGCGGAGATAAGGAATCTCTTGCACATTCAGCGTGAAGCTGACATGAAAGAGAAACTTGTATCGGGGTTTTAATTCAAAAGAGTTTGTGGTAAATGTACGGCTTGCGTGTTGGTAGTCACGCAAGCTGTTGTTGCCTAAGAACCCTTTGAGAAAGTCCTGGCCGAACGTTGGCATGTTTAGACGCCTGCGCCGGTGACCACGTCGCCTATAGTTCTACCAATTGCAGCACCAACACCAGTGCCTTCGGGTGTCTGGTTAGCGTTGTCGTAAGCAATGGTCATGGTGATAGTGGCTGCTGAATTTTCACCATAGTTCAACGCACCGTAGTCGGCCACTTTCAAATAGCAGCCATACAGTTCCCAGGTTTCCAACACAACTGGTGTGTTGGCACCGTTGCCGCCGTCAAGAATTTCAACTTTGGTTGTGAACTTGTAGTCAATACCTGAGGCTGCACTACTCATTTCTAAAAAGTCCATTTGCTTTTGCAACTGCTCGCCAACCAATCTGCTGACTGCACCTGATGCATCATCGCGGAGTTCACATGTGGTATCAGTCCATGAATGACGTCCAGCCAGTTTCAGTGTTGAATTGTAAATGGGCAGTGCAATTTCTTCAAAGCTCAAGTTAGGACGATTGAACGACACAACCTGTTTGGTTAGTTCAGTTCTTGGTGTACTTACACCAAAGTTTTCAAACATCACTCTAAAGCGATATTTGAGTTTGGGCATCAACAGACCTTGGGTTGGCGAACTTTGGTCACTTGCCAAGGGTACTGTCATTCTCTGTAATGATGAAACTGCCATTTGTTATATCTCCTGTTGTTTTTATTTACCTAATTCAATGACCGGTCGAAACCGGTCATTTTTGATCAAGCATTAAGTCCTGAAATTTCTCCAGTGTTCTTGATACGCAGGGGAATGTAGATAAATTCAACTGCTTTAACTGGTTCAATAGCAATATCAACCCACAACTCATTGCGGTCAATACGAGCTGGAGTATTGTTACTCAAGTCGCAAACAACCAAGTAGTCATAGATAGCACGTTTGGCGATCAAGTCAATCATCAAACTGTTCACAGTGTTGGTGATCTCGTTGCGTGTGATTTGATCATTGGGTTCAAACAAGTATAGTTTACCAATTTCTTCCAAACGTCCACGCAAGAATGCTACTAATCTAGCAACGTTGATACGATCCAGTGCTGTTGTAGCACCTTGGCGTGTTTTGTTACCAAAGTTTGTGATACCCACTCCCGGAATAAAAGTAATTGGGTTGATGTTATTTTCATACAGCACATCACGTAGACCTTGTCCCACAGCAATTTGTACAAACTCGCCGGTGGTAGCTTGAATGTAACCAATTGCACTGGCATTGTCAATCACACCACGGCGTGTGCCAGCAGGTGCCAACCATGGGTAACTCACTGCATCGCTGCGTAAAATTGTGCGTACCATCATGTGGCTTGGTGGTGCCACCACAAGGTTTCCACTCAAGTCTGTGGTCTGACAGCTGGGATAGAACACAGCAGAGTATGCTGAGCCAATTGTTAGTCCATCTTCAGTTGGTAACCCAAGTCCACTGTTGTTTGTAGCGTAGGTCAATAGTTCTGTGCCTGTTGCGCCCAGTCGCATGGGTGTGTCGCCCACAACAAACAGTGTGTTAGCACGTTCGTTGCTGAGTGCAACCATGTTAGGTGCAAGTTCAGGGTATCCAGGAGCAGCAATCAAGTTGAATTGATTTTGTTCTTCACGTGCTGGCAAGCTAGAATCAATACCTGACTTCATTGCAGTCACAACCAACTTGCGTTGTGCTTGACGTCCAGCATACATTGAGCCATTGGCCTTGTTGCCAGACGCTGTGAGCCAAGTGCTGGTCACTGTTGGATAACTAGCCTGATCTGGGAAGTTGGCTTCTGTCAAATAGTTTGTTTGGAAACTCTTGACGTTGTAACCTGAACGGCGTGTGTTCCACAACAACATACCTTGGGGATACAGTGCAGGATCAGGTGCGTCCACGTCCAGATAACTGCTGGTCAACAAATCAACAATACTAGGCAAAGGATCTGCCACTGGATCTGTTGTGCCATTTCCAGCCCAACGTGCATCAGCAAACAAAATACCGTTACTGGTGATTTGATCGGTGGTATCGATTGCTACCCATTGCTCAACACCGTTGACCTGTTCCCAACGATAAAGTTTGGGATAGTTTTCTAAGTCAGATGTATCAACCCACAAATCGCCAAGCTCCAGGGCAGTGCCAGCTGCGTCATTTTGTTTAGTTGGTGCAGAAGCAGCCACAATAGGTCCTGATGCATTGGTGTCTACTAGATTAAAACCGCGAGTATCGTTGCTGACTGTTTGATAGCCAACCCAGGCACCGTTGTTTTGAATCATGATATCTACATCGTCCACTGAACTGTAGTACCACAAACGGCCATTTGCAGGATCTTGATCTGGTGCGCCAACACTGGCAGTGTATGTGAACAAATCTGATGTTACCCAATTGCTCAATACCAAGAAGTTGGCCACTTGATCTTGGCGAACTTTTGGTGTGCTAACTGTAAATCCAGCAGTGGTAAGTGGAGTACCAGTTATATTGGTCAAGTAAATTGCGCCACCTTGACTGTGTGTGAACACAATATTACCAGCACTGTTGACGCTGGCACTGACATAAGGAACATTGGCTGCACTCACATCAGAAATAAAACTTGCTATGCTGGTACCACTCAATGTCACCGTGACTGTGGTAGACACTGTTGAGGATCCTGCTGCACTGGCATTGATAGTAAATGAATTATTCTGAATAAACAACGCATTGCTATTTTGTCCCGGAGTGGTTGTACCAGTAACAATAGTAGCACCAAGTGATATGCGTTCTAACAATCTAAAACTAGCACTGCTGAATGGTGCATTCTCGTAGAATGCTGAATCAAATTGCACATAAGTTGTGCCTACTGGAATAGTCTTGCCGCCACCAGTGGGATCCAGTGCAAAAATTGCAGCAACGTCATCTAGATAAACATTGGAAGTTTGTGCAACCCATGCGTCCAATGCTGAACTATATTTTTTGACTTTTAAACTCATACCATTGTTGCTTGGACTGACGTTTTGCCAGACTGATCCAGTGGGTGCTGGTTGTGTTTGTGTAGAACTCCAGCGTGGTGCTTGATAGCTGTAGCCTGCAAAATAATCTGGAGCACGATAGGAGCCAAGTGTAATACCTAACTGAGCCAACAATGCAGCTGAACTTGCAGCATTGGTCTGCCCGATGTCAATGACACCGCCATCTTCAGTACTGCCGTCATTAGTAGCAGTGCCATCAGCAAACAGTGTTAATTTGCCGCTGACAGAAGCAGCAGTGACACCAGGAATTGCTTGAGTGTTGATGATAGCAGCAAGGTTGGCCACAGTGAGTGGTGCAGCCACAGTTACTATTGTTCCATTGATATAGAATTGAGCACCGTTGGTCAGTGTGGCTCCAGTGACTGAGTTTGTGCCTTGCACTGTGGGCCATGATGTTTTCCAATCATTGCTGCCAACTTGTACCCAGAGGTTGTCTGAGTTTTTGTAATAGTTTTGGTTGTCTAAACTCAC